GAATAGCTACGGTCGTTTTCTCTAACGGTTCTGCCGGTACGATTCCGTTGAACGTGACAGCGTTCTTGAACTGCAGTAGGTTGTTCACAGGATCAACAATGGGCGTTGTCAGCTGCAATATTGAAAAGCGATTCTGCTGCTGTCCGGTCTGATTGCGAACTGTAATCAATCCAGGCTGCAACTGGCTGGCGATCGACTGCTGATCTGAGTCATGTCGACGCGATTTCTCCCTGAGCGCTGCATCAACAAAAGCGTTGTAAGCTTCAGCCGGAATGTGCAGTCGCTGACCAGGCTGAACCTTTTTTAGTGGATCGCTTATGTCCCAATGCCCAGCAGTGCAAAGTTGCCATCCAGATACACCCTTTCGACATAGGCTGCGATGGGCTGCTTGACCAGCACATTTTGATCCTCGGCATCAGCATAACGCACCCATAGGTAGTCCCAGCCACGCTTGGTGATGCCAGTGATGGGACCAACGGCCAGACCACTCACATTGGGGCTGGCAGCAAAGCGAAAGGTAATCTCCCAGTCTTCACTGCCGCGCTTGGAACCGGAAGCTCCCAGGAAGAGAACCTCGCCGGCCGCAAAGCCTTTGAAACTGGCCGCATTGACTCGGCCTGTCAGCTGAAAGAGGTTTAGCTTGTAGGCTCCTGTGACTAAGGCATTGTCCAAGTAGTGTGTCTCTGCAAAACTGTAGATGGGAACTGTGATGTCGGTTCCCTCGACCGAGTCAATGGTGGCTCCGATGGCACCCTGAAAGTTCGGAGCTGTCTTGCCAGGCGGAGCGTAGCTGCCAAGAGTCTGCAGCGACTGGCTGATGTGCACGGTACCGCCGCCGGTGTCGAAGGAGAACGATGAATCACCGGTCTCTTTCTTTTCCTTTTGACCGTAGCGGGCCGATACCTCCCACACTCCACCGCCCTGATGAGCCATGTGGTAGGACTGAAGCACCAGGCCGTTGTAAGTAGTCGGCACAGTGGCTTCGACCAGCGTGCGCACCGCAGCATCGTCCTCGGTACCCTCGACTGTGTAAACCAGATCGGTCGATGCACTGTCCGGGCTCTCGGTAGCCTCGCGGCTGTCAAAACGCTCGATGATGGTGGGCATGTAGACTGGGCTCCGCTTACGAAAACACCAGCCCACCAAGCTGTGCTTCCTGCACCAATCGCTTGGTATTGGCAGCCACCTGCTCGCTGGCCTTGGCTGTGCGCTCACCCAAGGAGTCGGAACTTAGGCTGACAGCTGCCAGTGGATTAAAGGTACCCACCACGTCTACTTTTTGCCGCGTAGAGTCGATCACATCATCCAGACCATCTAGCTCTAGTTCGGCTCGCTTGATGCTCTCTGGTCCCTGGCCAGCCTGAGCGTCCATGCGCTTGACAGCTGCTTCGGCCAGTGCCTCGTCCCACTCCCGGCGGGCTGCATCCAGTGCATCCTCAGACTGTTTGAGGTCACCATCCAAGCGTCGCTTCTGATCAGCCTGGGCCCGCTGACGATCTTGCTCCAAGTTCTCAAGCGTCCCAGTCCTCTGGTTTTCAATGTCTGACTGACGGCGCTGGCGACCTGTTTCAATGTTTTGGAGCTGTGCCTGAGTGGCCTTCTGTCTTGACTGCTCGTCGCGCTCAAAATCATGCTGCAGGATATTCATGGTGCCTTCGACGTCGACCGAGTCATCCAGCATTCCCATGAGGCGCACGATACCCTTAGCGATAAAATTCTGGGCTCCCTTCCAGGCAGAGACTGCACCACTGGAAAACACGGTCCAGGCCGTGGATATGGCAGAGACAGTCTCAGTCCAAATCGACTGTAGTCCAGCCCAAGCACTGGTCATGATCTTTGAAAGTCCGTAGACCGCATCGGTCCAGACCGACAGAAAGTATTCTTTAAAGCCGCTCCACTTTTCCTGCAGCCAGCCAACACCGCGCTGCCACTCCATTTTGAGCGTTAGCCACAGTATCTTGGCTGCCAGGGCCATATCACCAGCTGCCAGTGCATTGGAGATACCTTGAAAGGCCGCCAGTGCAGTGCTCTTCAAGTTCATGAACATGCTGGATAGCCATGTGAGAGCCTTCCCGCCCACACCCGATGCATAGAGTAAGTAGCCTGCCAGTCCGACCACACCTGCAATCACTAGCCCAATGGGCGTGAGGATGGATGCCAGTACCGAACCCAATGTGGCAATGGCTGCTGCGATGCCAGTGGCTGTTGCAGCAACCGCGCCCAGAGCCGTTCCAGCGGCTGAGAGCCCAGCACCAAGTGCGACAAGGGCTGCTCCAGCGCCCACTGTAGCTACTGCAATCTTGAATAGCCACACGACCAGCGACTTGTTCTGCTTGACCCACTGTGAGGCAGCTACAACTATTCTTGTGAAGCTCTCTGCGATCTCTGTGAGCACTGGTGCTAAGGCTGAACCAATGACAAACGCGGATTTCTTGAGGACCTGCCACAATAGGTCTAAAGTATCTCCAAATTTGGCTGCCGCCTGCGCATCAACTGTTGAAACGGTCAGCCCCATCGCCCTAGCCTGTTCCTGAAATCGCTCGATGCCATCGGCACCAGACAAAAGCAAAGGCATCAGTTGAGTACCTGACTTACCAAAGATCTCCATTGCCATAGCTGTGCGTAGTGCCGGGTCTTCAATGCGACTAATACTCTCAGCGATAGCCTTAAACTGCTGATCCGGCTGAAGTGCGACCAGCCCAGACACGCTGAATCCCAATTGCTGTAGTGTCTGTGCGGCAGCCGAGGAGCCCTCTGCTGCTTGGACAATCAGTCGCTGCATTTTGCGGAGACTACCCTCAAAGGTCGCCATATCCGTACCAGCCAGTTGTATCGCCCAGGCTAGTTCCGAGAGCGACTCCACCGAAACGCCAGTTCGCTGACTGAGATCGTCGAGATCACCTCCTATTGTGGAAAACGATTTGGCGAAGCCTAACATGGGTGCCAACGCGCCGATACCCAACCCGGCCAGCTTAGTGCCGATGGCAGTGATGCCTGCACCAAAGGCCTTGAGCTTCTTTTCAGCATCGCGCAGTCCTTTAACCAGCCGGCTATTCTTGGTGTAGAGCTCGACATAGGCGGCTCCCGCTTTGATCCCTCTGGCGGCTGACATTTATCGATCTCTCTCCGGTACAAACACTCTCTTGAGGATGCTGACATCGGCCTGCAGCTTGGATTCCAGCTTCCGCCTGGCGTAAGGATTGAAGTCGGCTGGTTTCAACGGTCGTGACTTCTTAGGATCACGCTGAAGGTTAGCCAGCAAGGCCATTAGTGCGGATGTGTGCATCCACTGAGCCTTGAGTCGCTCGTCGGCCATGTCGATGAGCTGCCTGAGTGTGAATGGTCCTGGATGGAGTCCGAGGATTCCGGCAAGTTGCCAAACGAGTCGATCAATTTCGCTGCTTCGGCATCCGGGTCGAGGCTCTCCAGTAGGCTCTCGGCTCGGGCCAGTAGATTGGCTCTCACTTTGCGGCCCGCTTCGATCACCTTCCTGAGCCCGCTGCGAGCGCGGGCATCGGGGAAAAAATCGATTAGTTCCTCCACAAATGCATCGGCAGCCTGTGTGATGCAATCACCGGCCAGCGCCCTGCCAAAATCCTCGGCGGTGATTTTCTGAGAGTCAGCCTGATCCTTGACCAGACAGTACAGTACATCAGCCAGGTCCACTGGGTTGCTCACCAGCTTGCCAAGCGACTCAAAGCCGTCACTGGCCAGTTGGTATAGATCGATGCCCACCAGACCTCTCACACGCTTGACGGCTGCTACGTTGATCTGTAGCGTCCAGGTCCTTCCGGCATTGTCTTTAAATACTCGCATTGGTTCTCTTTCTAACAGGGTTGTATCGCATTCATGCCGTGTAGCCTTGTGCGTTGACAAATACTGCCGTTGATCCCGTACCCTCCTGCCCGTCGACTTCGAGTGTCAGAGCTTCGTTCTCTGCCGACTGAAGTGGCTGTGGGAGTGGTATCGATGTTGGGATGCTCGATGTGATTGGCAGTCGCAGTAAAACGGTAGAGCCAGTCTTGATAACCAGAGTGGCTGGACCACCACCGGTCATGGAAAACTGCAGCGAAGTCAGCAGTCGCCGGCGCCCAGGACCAGCGGCTGAAGCCAGCGTGGCACTCTCCAGCACGGCTAGGCCAGCCACCGGGGCTGCATAGAACCAAGTGGCTGCTGGACGAACGGGAAAGGGACCAATGTTGATTCCATTCATGATCGATTGTTTCCTTGCGACTCCAAGAGACTACTAAGTTGTAGTCATCCAGGCTGGTGGATTAACGGAATAGGTAGGCTTGGCTGAAACGCTCACAGTGATGGCCTCTTCGAGCGGCTCGTTGCGAGTAAAGCTAGTGATCATAAAACTAGCACGCAGCCCCTGGGAACCGACCACTTCCACCAGGCCATCCAGGATGGCAAGCTCCAGCGGCGTATTATTCAAAAACGCATTTCGAACGGCTGTAAAATCTTCATCCTCGGTGTCCCAGATCATTTCGAACTCGACTGACGCGTCTTTGAGCGTGGCCATAGTAGCCCGCCAGCCGTTGTTGCCACGCGTCGTCACATCGGCTTCGCCGGTCTCCAGCGAGAGCGTCAAGTCTCTGACATTGGGAACTAGATTCCAGACTGGCGTCGCAAAGCTACCCGTATTGCGGTACAGCTTTGCATCCATGCCGAGCTTGATAGCCATAACAGATTCTCCTTACCAATCGATCAAGTCAAAGTTCATGGAATCGACCCACAGCGGTGGATTAGCACTGTAGGTGGGCTTGGCAGTCACGCTGACCGTAATGGCCTCTTCAAGGGGCTCGTTCCTGCTGAAGGCAGTGATCATCCACCGGGCGTAGATTCCCTGTCCGTCGCCCATGAAGTCATCCAGGACAGCCAGTCGGATCGATTGATTGCCCAGAAATGCGTTGCGGATCACCGTAAAGTTCGCATCCTCTGTGTCCCAGACCATCTCAAACTCTAGCGAGGCATCCTTGAGTGTGGCCATGGTGGCTCGCCAACCGTTGTTGCCACGTGTGGTCACATCGGCTTCACCCGTTTCTAGGTTCAGCGTTAAGTCGCGCACGTTGTTAATCAATACCCAACTCGGCGTACCGCTGGCGGCTGCGTTGCGATACAGTTTGGCGCCTAGCCCAAGTCTGATGGCCATGTGAGCGGCTCCTGTGTACTATTCTTTGTGCTAATTACTTCACCGACTTAGCCCAGAGTCCTTCGAACTTGGGCAGCTCTTTAGCCATGGCTGGTCCCATAAACGGTCGGGCTGGGTAGCGGACACGCCGCTTGCGCTTGCCCTTGCCAACCACAGCTGAGCCGCCATACTCGTGAAGTGCGGGGACTGTCGGTTGATTGCTGCCGACAAGCGATGACGAATTGAGCTTCATGGGACCAACTACGACGCTCTGGCCCTCTGGATCAAACACAAACCAAATGTTCTTGAGCGTGGCTACTCGGTCCCGAGTGTGAACACTGGGTGGCTCGCCGGGAGCGGATGCACTTTTCCTGCGCCTCAGCGAAGAACGCGCAGATCGCTGGATAAAACTACCCGCCTTGGACAGATTCTTGGCGGTAGCCACACCCACAGCATCGATAACAATCTGCCGATCAAAAAACAGCCTTTTCTTTTCAAAGCCAATCATCATGGTGCCGTGTACCCCTGAGCGTTGACATAGACCGCCGCACCAGTAGTAATACACGCAAAATTCAAGGCAGTATTAGCCGTGGTCCTGAGTGGATTGGTGAAGATCACTTCTGCCATCGGGGCGTTGCCGGCAAGATGCCCACGCCAGATACAC